ATTAAGCAAAATCAAGCAAATCAAGCAGTTCTACAACTATCATTAGAATCAAGCAATAAAACTACTTCACAAGGCCCCCCTATTGCCCCGGGGGGAGGGTCTGTCAGTCATAAGACCAACTTTGTCACTTGTGATTAAGCACCTCACCTTAAGGGCGAGGGGACTAAATCTTACCTAAGCGAGTTACAAAAAGCAAGTGATTAGATAAATTTAATTGATTAGCCATTAGGGCTTGTTTTGCCAATTTACACCTGGCAGGTGGCTGGTGTTTTACGTGTACTTCGAGGTATCCAGCAACACCGAGACCTCAAAGAAGGGGGAAGGGGATGTAACAGACAAGGGAGATTTTACGACTCACGTCGGCAGGTGTTTAACGTGGTTTCCAGGGTCTCCTGCAACACTGCGACCGTGGAATGGGTGGGGTCTGTAACAGTTACACTTCCAATAATTTTAATTGTTTTTGTTCTTTTCTACAATTTTTAAAAATACAGTAGAGAAAGAAGACAACCAAGAAAAAGACAAAGACTCCTAAAACAGAAAAGATAACTACTGAAGAGGAGGCTGATTGTGAAGAACCAGAGCTCACATGGGAGTTGGGTGAGTTGGTTATAAAAATATTATGAATAGTTTGATTTATTGTTTGAGTGATTGTATTACCCATATTACATAAAATTTGCATACCATTGACTCATGAGAAATTCGAAGGACTTGAAATTAAAGCTTAAGCCCTTCTCACGAGCCTTCCCATCAATGGCATTCACAAACTCCTCATAGTCTTTACGTCCAGCATGAAAGGCAAGGAAACAAAGAGAGTCAAGTTTCGCCTGAAAGGGTCCATCAGTGCACCACATCACAGATTGTTTGAGATGGTCAAGTGGCATATAGGGATGGATTAAATCAGGATAGTTTGAGTCTGGTTGAAAGTACCTCTTCAAAAAGGTGACATCATAGATCGTAGATGTCTCTGGAAACTCACCTGATTTTGAAGCGGGAGTGACCACAAGGTTTGTATTCTCAGCATAAAACTGAGCAATCCTCTTTGAGAGGGCCTTCTCATGAGTTGAAATAATGACATCATCCCCATAGCAAATCCATGCCACATCCTCTGGATTGATCTTGAGTTTCAAGAGGGCAGAGACTATGTAGGCACTGTTGTTAATGCAGTTAAACATTGATGTTCCAACACACCCGGAGGTCATTCCACCTTCCATCTCGTACGCAATTCCCTCATAGACGTGTTTTGAAACTGCAAGTGCCTCAAAGAAGGGTGTCACATCAATCTCAAAGTAGGGCTTGAGGTACTTGGCCATCAGACGAAAAGAGATAGCAGGTTCAGTTGAGTCAAAACAAGAGTAGTCAAGATCAAAGACATAAGGGTAGGTGGCGGGGCCCATCTGATGAAAGACAGTTGTCCAGAAGGTCTCTGGATTACACCCAACAGCGGAGTGGATCTCGGGTCCATGTTTTGCAAGCATGCGTTCAAACATAGGCCCAAAAACCATCCGGTAGGCAAGAGCTCTAGGAAGAGAGTCTCCATCTACAAGGCGGGTTTTTCCAGCTGTGACCTTTGTGAGGGGTCTGAGTTCATCTTTAAGAAAGGTGGAAAAATAAAATTGGTCTGGATTTTTAAGGGCTCTATCAACCTCTTTCCTCAGTTCCTCAGTCGGCTCCCATCTATTGTTATTCCAGACGAAAAAGGATCGGCGGGAGCGCCCCTGGGTGTTATAGGGGTAGCCTGGGGACTGATTCATCATGATTCCATCCATCACTCCTTCTCCATTAATGGCTTGCTCAAGAGTCCACATCTGAATCTTTTCTGAGGGGTGAAAACCAAGTTTGTGCATCAGGTCTTTGACAACATAAGACATTGCCGGCTCGAGAGTTGGCCAACCAGGATGGTCTGGTGTGTGCTTGGAAAACATCACTGTGTCAAGGTCAACACCCTCATTCAACCTCTTATCATTCTTAGTTAGAGCAGCAGGACCATGGGTGACGGGGAAAACACCATGAACAGGAGATGGTTTAAGATCTGATTTCCGGGCAACATGAGTAGGTTTTCCAGGGTGAGGGATAGGTTTCAAATTTGCCTCAAGAAAGGATTTGAAGTCTTCAACATAAACAGGAACAGCAAGACCAGTAGAACCAGTGCCAGCAAAGTGGATACCAAGAACAACTTCCCTAGCTGAATTTGTTGAAAGTAAGGGTGAGCCGCACATTCCAGGCATCGAGGGGATGTCATAACAGATGACATTGTGATGAGTATCTTCTTCATGTGTGTCCTTGGCATCAACAACTACTGTTCTCTTCCCTGAAACATTTCTGGCCCAGAAGTTGCACACCATCTTTTCTGCACGAGAGATGAGTACACAATCAGCCCGCGGGATCCTATCCTTGACGGACAAAAAGAAGCGAGTGATGTTTTTGAACTCATTCCCGTCTGGCAGGGTGAAGACGCAGAGATCGGTCGGGTGACCATTCCTGACGATCCGTGTTGGTTTGAGATCATCAAGATCGTACGTCTTACCAAAAATGGTGACCTGGTCAGCACGGCTGAAACCATGGTAGTTGCCAATGGCGACACGGCCGGCAATCCCAAGACCAGAGAGTGAAAAGAGGGTTTTCCCAGCATTTCGAAAAGTGATAGAAAAGGTATTTTTCTCAATTTTAGGATAGATCTGGGGAAGATTTTGACCTTCATACTTAATATTCCTGGTTGGAATGGGTCTGGGGTGGTTTGTCCTAGCCGGTCTCCCGGCACCTGGCATTCCAGCATATGGGGCCTCAGATTGACGACGATTTCTCCGAACAAGCCAGATTATCGCGCCAATGAGGGTTGACAGCGCGCCAAGTGCAGTAATCCCAAAGGATATGAGACAAGACTTTTGAAGCCTTGTAAGAGACTTCTTAATTTCCTCAATGTTTTCTTCTTTTTGTGGTTTTGCTGTTGGAACAAACTCTTTGGGTTGTGGGTCAATAAACTTAAAAGAACCGCCATGATTAAAGAGAAAAAAGTCCATAGCGGATTTAGACCTAAAATCAAAAGTTTTTGCTGATGATTCACCAATAAAAAGGAGTTTTCCACAGTGGGGGTCAAGACAAGGGCAGGGCCTAATTTCCTTTCCCTCTGGAAGCTTTCCAAGATGATAAGCGTCCATAAAATCTCTCATTTCCTGGTAGGTTTCAAAGTCTCTATGCCAGACCTCATCTCCCTTACGGAAGAAAACTCTTCTGCAGTTTGCTGATTCATGATCCTGATGAGAACAGAGTGTTGGAACAACTCCATCATCATAGCAGCGCGAATCACCAGGCTGGGGGGCTTGGTAGCACACATTCCTAAAGAGATCTTGACAAGAATCTCTCCGATCCAGCTCATCATAGATCATTTCCATCAGTTCATACACAGAGAGCTTCTCAGCACGTCTGTCGCCACCAGCTCGGACAGAACAAGACACAGCAGCACCATTCAAGTAGGGGCAGTCAACCTTGAAATCACAGGACTTCGCAGGACCTAGCTCTTTGAATGCCGCAACCATATCAAGAGTGCCAGCAGGAGTTGTAAAGGCAGGGTGAAGGGATGTCTTAACCCGAATGTGACAGCGCCTTTCAAGTGCAGCGGGAATCCTCACTTCATTTGACTGGGGGGTGGCCAAATTTGATGTTGCAATAATCAGTTTTGAACAATAATTTACACCTTTTTCCTCAAGAGAAGCCATTGGAGGTGAAAATCTAGTTGTTGAAACCATCTGACAGAAGAGTTTAACATCCTCCCCTGTGGTATTTTGGCAAAAGTCATCAATGATGTGGACAGGTTGTCCTGTGTACCCATCGAAAAATTCAGAGCCTGGAGGTGTTGTGAACACCGAAGTTGAAAAAGGCAGGCCCATCCTTTTGCAATAGGCAGAGGCAATGAGATTCGAGAGAACCGATTTCCCACAGCCTGGTCCACCATGAATGTATACCACAAGGGGTTCTGGTCTGTCATGATAAGAAGCTGCATTTAGTTTTCTCTGAGCTTGGCGATAGTTTCCAAGAGTTTTTGAGAGGAGAGCTGCAGGTTGACCCATCCTGTTGTTGACAGCAAAGGCAAGCATTTCAGATGTTTCCTCCATTCTTTTCTTGAGAAGAGACTGATCAACATTCTGGCAAGAGCCAACCTGGACTGAGTCATCATAGAGCTTAACCATATAGTCAGCCCTGGATTTCAACCAGCCTTCTGGATTCTTCTCCTTCTTTCCCTTCAATTTATTAATGGTAAATTCAATGAGTTCCTTAATCTTTTGAATAATCCAATCAATGTTCTTCATGGCTAGAACAGTCTGATTAAATGATTGTGTAACAGATGGTTCAGGAGCCTCATACTCAGTCCTCTCACGCATAAAATCGGCATAGGAGGTGTTAAAGGGAATGTCTTCAAAAATCTCAGGGTCATCAGCACAAACAGAAAGACCAAAACACGAAGTAAAGAGGGATTGAAGTTTATGAGAGAGGGAGACAGCAAGACTTCTAATCTTATCTCTCAAAAAGCGTGAGGTGAGGGCTTCAGCTGCCATCAAAGAAATAACACCAGCGACAGTTGAGGGGTTTGGATTTCCAAAGATGATTAAAGTATAGCCAATTATCTTCAAGATCATTGAGCCAATATTCCTGGACAGATCTCCAAAAATCGATGAAGCAGTTTCGGCAGTAGTGGATGCCATCTTGGGGAGAAACTCAGTTGTTGAAGTAACAAGATTCTCGAGTCTATCCACAAAATCTCCTGCCTTCATCGAAGTATCCTGGAGTGCTGCGGCAGCTGCGGTAACAGCAGCTGAGATCTGTGGGGCCATTTCATTATAGGTCTGGAGTGTCTGCTGAAGGGCTACAGCGGAGACATTGGCAGTCTGCTCAACTCTAGGATTTGAGAGAGTAATATTAATTGGGGCATTATAAGAAGGATTCTGGAAAATCCTGCGTGGAAGCTGTTCACGCCTTCCGAAAAACATCGTTCTTCTGAAGACATGTTCTCTATGCCTAGGAATGGATCTGAGGAAGCGAACCCATCGGGTTGTTTTCTTGGGTTCGATTCCCGTCTCCAGAGATTTCAGCCTCATAGCCACAGGCCCGACTTTTGGTGACTGGAAGATGAAGGCTGTTGCGAGAGCAGCAGCCCCCAGACCAGCCAAAAGCCAGGTTCCAGTATTTTGATAGGAATTTCCTGTTATGACCTCGACAAAATGGGTACAGTTATTTTGGATGTTGTAGTCTTCAAATTCTTGACCAAGCATGCAGACAGCTCTAAACCACTCATACATACCAATCTCATCAACTTTTTCTGCACGAGGGAGGTCATAATTCGTCAGGGCGACAACTGCTCCCATGCCCTGTTGTTGAAGTGAGATAGCCTGGCCTCTGAAGGCAATTCCCCAATGGTAGTAAACTCCCCTATTGACCTTGTATACGTACGGTGTTTCAGGAGGCTCATCATCAACCTCTTCACCGTTATCCTGGGAAACAACAACACCATGCTGGGCAGCGACTTCTGCCACTTGCTGGGTATTAATCCGTACCCCTGGTGGTCCAGGGGGGGCCGGAAGATTCCCAAGAGGAGCTTCATACTCACATTGGAAAGGTTCATCATCCTGGAAGAATTCTTCATCTGACTCCTCCTCAAGAGAGAGGAGGAACCTAAGAGTTTTCTTCACCTCACCCTCTTCCCAGCTAGTCAGGCGCCGATATTCAGCGCGTCTAAGGGCACTGCGGAAGAGTGCTGATGCCTTGACTGTGTTAGTCATGGCTGTGGCTCTGACTTCCGCCAGATCGCGCTCCAAGATGAAAGAGGAGCGCCGCTCGTCAGCCATTGAAGTAACCTTCACAAACTCAGCGCCAAGCTTAATGGGGACAACAACTCTTCTTGCGGGATGGTTTCTGGCCATTTCAAGGGCTTCAAGATGTTTTCCATGGAGAGAAAGCCAGGTGATATAGCGAGTGTCATTCCAGAGAAAGTGATAAAAGCGACAAAGGCGAGAGGGGTCAGAGACAAGGAGGGCTTTAGAATAGGGAGTGTCATGCCACGGAAAAGGAGAGGTTTTCTCTGAGGGTAGAAATTCTCTGTACCATTCATTGTCATACCACTGTCCTGGGTAATCCGGCCCGACCGGGAACTCCAAGGGAAGTTCATCAAGGAGTTGCATCCTCCATTCAGCTTCAATTTCCTCTGTATCCTGAATTTCTGACAAGAGACTTTCCACTGACCATCCTGGACGTGCTTCAACCAACTGATCAAAGTTCCAGCCGAGGTATTCAGCCACCTCCACGCTCATGGGGAGGAACCCATGAAGACGAAGGTTAAACTCAATCCTCCCACCATCATCAATCTGATAGCCATCTTCAATCACTGCAACCATTTCATTGATCCAGTCAAGACATTCATCACATCTACACAGCCATCTATCGACTCCACCACAATGAGGAGCACAAAAAGGAGTAGGGGCTTCATACGAGGCTCTAATAACTTCTTCCCTTTCAAAGTCGCCTCTCTCAAGCATATCTTCAGCTGACCTTTCTGTCCCAAAGATGCGTTCATGGGCCTTGTAGCCCACGAGTTCAGAAGCTGCAAGCACAATGGCTCCTATTGCTGGTTGCACAATCAGGTCCGCCATCTGTGCTATAGGCCTTGCAGCAATGAGATCACTTTCAGGAGTGTTTGAAAGGTAGGGAGCCAGTGTTTCACAGGCAAACTCCACCGGACCCATTTCATAGACGAAAACATTAAAAACAAGTTGGTAGCAGCCTTTGCAAAAGCCTCTCTGGAAAATCTCACCATAATGACATCTCTTGCAAACTGGAATCACACCATCAAACTTGTCACATTTCCAACAATATCTACCAATCATCCAATTATTGCAAATGGGACACTTTCTTGGGTTCTGATATTCTGTGTCCATGGGTTCTTCCTCAAGGGGAGGCATGGTGTCCATTTCCTCAACCTCCTCCCAAGAAAAAGATTCAGGATTGGGAAGGAGAGATGCTGGAGCAGCTGTAGGGACTGCGCGGGGTCCAAAAGGTCTAGGGAGATAGAATTCGGCATTGTCAAGACCAATAAAGATTGAGACGTTAGAGAGGGTTTGTGAGTTGACTCTAGCAGCAACAAAGACCGTCCCAAGATCACCAGGATCAAATTGGGACTCATTTGGTTGGTACTGCAAATCAGTCCTCTGGAGCCTGTTATTTGTTGTCTGGAAGACGCTGGCAAAGGATGAAAAGGGCACATTGACCTCAACTCCCATGTTTGAGGCCCTGGTTGAAAGGACCACTGCACCTCCATTAAGGAGAGCATCAAGAGAATTGGGAGCTTGAGAGCCAGCAGTGGCGCCAGCATTTGAGAAGACAGTACTCGATGTTCCTGGGGGCCGGTATGCAACCACAACATTCGCTGAAAAGGGGATGCCAATTGTAAGTCTAAGGTCTGCCTTTATAAAGGTAAAGAGATTAGTAAAGTTCCTAAAGGGATTTTCAACAACTGTTGCTGCAGTAGTGGTTGAATAACCATAGTTGACCAGTGAGAGTGGAATTGTCAAGAGTCTGGCATTGGTTGAACCCGTTGTTGCCGAGAAGGTGCCATAGAACCGAGATTGATGGAAAAAGGTTCCAAGATCCAAGGAGTCAAGTGTTGTGACAAAAGAGGCGCCAACCACAGGTTGGACAGATTCTGGACCCTGGTCAAGGATCCCATTATAGAGGGGTCTCTGGATAATAGGTACTGGAGCAGGAAACCTCAAGTCAAAATCAGGGCCAGCAGAAACATAGATCAACAGGGGATTAGATGGTGAAACAATTGTTGGAGTGTTAAACTGTGTCAAGAGGGCAACAAAGAAAGTTCCAGATGTTGAATTTGATTGCGGCATCATGTTATCCTGAACAGGTGTTATAGGAGCCCAGGGTGTGGGGACAGAATAAGGACAATTGAGAGATGCCGAAGTAGAATTAGAGACATCCCAAATAACATGTGGTCCCTGGGTTAGGACCTGGAGAGTGGCACCCTCCAGGACATAGTCATCCCCAGAACCACCTTTCCAGAACCTGTTTGTCCCTGGTTGGAAAGCAAGAAGAAGTCTACCTGATGTTATGGCAGGACCTGTGAATTCAATTGTAAACTGGAGAGAACCTCGCCATTGTGTGAAATAACGGGCGAGGTCCCAGAGATAGGGTTGTCCTATCTGTGTTGTAACAGCCGGGGATCCAGTGCCCTGACGTTGAGTTGTTGGTGTTGCAAGAGGATTTACCTGAGTCTGAAAAAGAACTGTCCCAACTGGTGTCGAGTTTGTAACAAGACACGTACCCATCAGAGTTGGAATTGAGATCACTGATCTAAAGCTTTCCACTCTTGCTGGTAGAAAAGAGGGACTGGGTGAACCACGTCTGCGGACAACAACTGCTCCAGACCTCTCCTCCAAGTTGGAAAACATCGCCTCTCCCGTATTTACCAAACCATTATACTCCACCGAAGCTGGAGCGGGTGTCGTTGAGGTAGTGTTCCTCAGGGTACCTAGCCTACCAAAGGTTCTTTCAGGGCGGTGGGGGGCCCAGAACATTGCCTTTCTGGGTGCAGCCTTCACAACAACAGTTAAGGCGGGGGCAGAGCCGGTTGTTGGAATGCCAAGTTTTGTTTCCACAAAGACAAAGACCATCCACTGGATGTCCATAGCATCTGTGGAGAGAACCGGTGCTTGACCAACAAAAGGGAGATCAAGAGTCACTGCAGAATTTGAACGCGGAAGGAGACGGGCACTAGGGAAGACACCAAGTTGAGAAAAGTTGGAAATATCAAGAATAGAGTAGTTCTTAGGGTTATCCGGATTGTTCCCTGTCTGATTAGCCATCCAGAGGTGGGGGGTTGGAACAGCAACTACAAGAAGTGAGCCAGAATGAAACTGGGTGCCATTAATAGATACTTCCACATGGAATCCTGAGCGATAAAGGGCATGTCTTTGATAAAGTGCCCCAAAGATGTTATTGGCCACATTAGTTGTTTGCCAGCCGCCATCAGGAGTTTGGGAATTTGTGAGAAGGTGGTAGGGGAGGGCAATAGGATTCACTTGTGGAAGGGATGAATTTGTACCAGCTTGCTCAGCTGTAGTCAAGATTGTTCCATTAGCAGCTGAGGTGTTCCATTCCATGACTGAGAGAATTTGAGGGATGTCTGAATCAAGAGTTCTTTCACCGGTCCAGGCCACATCAGGAATCGAGAGGGTCTGATTTGGAGTAGCACCTGCAAGTGTTGTCTCTGAGGTTGATGATTCAAAAGGAAGACGTTGAGAGAGGGTGTCCTCCTGTTGGGCTTGCAGGGGTGTGTTATCTTCTGGTTTGGAGTCACCATTTTGATAGGTATATCTGAATGGAACACAATCTGAACACGTTGGTTGACAAATTGAAACTGGCTTGCCACATTTTAAACACGGAACAGTGAGTGATACAAGAGTACAGATTGTGCAAGAATTTTCACAGAGTGGAAAACCACACCGGGCACAAAGCTTCTCAGAGTCGTTTACGCTCTGAGTGTTGTTACCATTGTTTGTGTTTGAGAATGAAGTGTTAGAATCCATAGCCATTTCAACTGGTTATACCATAGTAACTTGACCAGCCGCAGGTCTATCAACCAGTGTTATGCTAGGTGGGGATTCCCAACCCCACGTCCATGTAGGTACACTACTAACCCAGACGGGCGGATCACAGATGTCGCGGCGGGCATCTACTTGCCTCTACACAACTTAGGCTTGCAATATTTCAGCACCACCGTCAGTTGGGAGGTTTCGAGCCTTATCCAGCGGACACACCCATGATCCGGTGTCTTGTGGGAGATACGCAAAAAGCGGTCTTACCCACATCCTACACAGCCATAACTCTAGCTACTATGGTCGGAAGAGGTTCACTGGAAACACCAAGATCCTACTATAGCCCATTGGCTAGGGCATTTCAGAACGAGGCTTAACCAATAAACATTCCAATTAGTCCGTCCGTGGACCAGACGCAGAAGACAAGAGAATGTTCTAGAATTCCAGGGTCAACAACGAGAAGTCAAGACGGGGTGGCAGCCCCACCGAGTCGCCCATCCAGTGTCCCGAA